AGAGATCCTCAACCGATAGCGGCCCCAGTAAAGGGTGGCATTCAGCCAGCAGTTCTGCAAACACAAACCGGCGGACCTAAACTTGATCCTAGATTAATGTCTATGCTAGGAGGTTAGTTATGGGCATGGGCAGTGGAAACTTCGGCAACCTTATAGGTAATATTGCCAACAAGGGCGGGGCCGCTGGCGCTCCTGCTTTTAATCCAATTCGACCAAATTTGCCTTACGCTAATGATCCATACAGGCCAAACAATTCATATGCTTCTGGCCCATCATATGGGAATTATCAACTACCTTATAACTCAGGACCGTTTGGCTCGAATTACATCCCAACACCGGGAGGTGGTGCGTTTGGTCAAAAGGGTGGGACAATGAGTCCCGGATTTGCGCCACCATCTTATGGCGTGATGATGAATACGCTTAACTATGGGCGCTACCCCGGTTCTGGTATTGGGTATTATGACCCGACCCCAGAGTCAAACTATAACCCAAGCAGAAGGCCTCCTTCATCAGGAAAGGGTGGGCAGCCACCCGGTGTATACCCACCAAACCCACCGATGCCGGGTCCTCCAGCTAAGGGTTTGCCAACACCTGCTGTTCAGCCAATTCAACCAAAGGGTGGGGCTTTCTAATGGTTGAAAAGGTAGAGGTAACATTAGCTAGATTAGAAGAGCGCATAGGGCAGCTACAGGATGAAGTGCGCCATGTGCATAAAGAGGTGTCAGATCTAAAGGCTCAGGCTAATAGATGGAAGGGGGCCTTCTGGGTAATGGTAGCTATTGGCGGTATAGTTGGAACTATAGCCCATCTTTTTCTTGGGTGGGTCAAGTGACTATATCTAGATCAGGCATGGGCAGTCAGTTATGGGGTAATAAAATGCCGTTAACTAAAAAAGGCAAGAAGGTCATGAAGTCCATGAAAGGGCAGTATGGCGAAAAGAAAGGTGAGCAAGTTTTTTATGCCACCAAAAACAAAGGCAAACTTAAAGGTGTCGATATGAAAAAAGCAAAGAAGTATAAAGGTGGCGGTGATTTGTTAGCAAACCTCTCTCCGGCTTATAGCCTGATGAAGGGCAAAGGTATGTTTAACGACATGATCAAGGGCGGCGGTATTGCTGGCATGTTAGCAAAAGGTCTTGGGAAAGATGATGAAGAAGAAGTTGTGACCTCAGCCGCAGCTCCTTCAGCGGCGCAGCCTACTGGCGGAATGGCTGCTGCTCCAAAGATGATGGCAAGTGGTGGAGCTGTAAAGCGTAGCCGCCCCATTGATGGAATTGCTACAAAAGGCAAGACCAAGGGTCGCATGTGCTAATGGAACGGAAGTCAGTGACAGCCCCAAAAGGTTCATAAGTAAATGGCAAAGAAGGTAGAAAATGTTCGTATCCAGCGGAAACGGATTCGCCGTCCCGGTCAGCACAAAAAAAATGTCAATAAGCGAAACAAACAAAAAGACTTCTTCGGTTAGGGTGCATTGCAAAAAGTGTGATCGTTGCGGCCAAGAGCTAAGAAGTGTATTTGTTCATGGGCATGAGCAATGCTTGTCCTGTGGTCAAGTTGTATATGATTGTTGTCAAGGAGAGGTTTCATGCGAGCAGCAAAAATGATGTGTGCTAGAAATGGGAAGAAGCCAATCGCAATGAAAGCTGGCGGAAATCCTGTGGCAAAAAGTTTATCAAGTCCAGCGCTAAAACCAAAGGTTGTTAAGTCAAAGAAAGGCAAGGGCGCGTATACAAGGAAGGGCAAGTCCCTTCCTATGTCTTCTGGTGGGTCTTCTAATTTAAGAACAGGCTCCAAAAGAAATGATGAGTTACAGTTAACAAAATCTGGAATGCAAACCCAGTTTCTTGATTCTCTTGCTTCAGCCTCACCATCAGAAGCTAGAGAGGAGAGAATGGCTAGAAGAAGAAGAGTCAAATCGGATCAAAAAAGATTAGCTGGTGACTCCGCAAAAACACCAGCAGCGTCCTTAAAGGGGGAGCAAACAAAAGACGCAAAACGTTTAATTGATATAAAGCGCCGTCAGAAAACAGAATCTGCTGTAAGAAAGAAAAAAAGCGAAATCTCTCGCAAGGGCAGAGCTGGGGGTGGTAAGTCTGTACTGGGCGGAATAACAGGAATGCCAGCCGGTCCATCCAACCCTCGTAGAAAATTAAAAATGCTGAAGTCTGGCGGTCAAACAAAGTCAAAGGTAAATGAAGCCGGAAATTACACCAAGCCATCTATGAGAAAGAATTTATTTAACAAGATTAAGTCTGGCGGCAAAGGTGGTAAGCCCGGACAGTGGTCAGCTCGCAAAGCTCAAATGTTAGCTCAACAATACAAGGCTGCTGGCGGTGGGTACAGAGACTAATGGAAAAACAAATTATGACTGGCTTGATGGCTATCATGATTGGCCTTGCAGGCTGGAACCTCAAAACAACCCACGACCTGACTATTACTGTTAGCAATATGCAGGTTAGCCATGCCGATAAAGACGCCATCCAAAGCATGAAGATGGCAATTCAGAGGTTGGAGCTACTTTTGTTGCAGGATCAATGATTGAGTTTTTACTTGTTGTCTATATGGGGCAGGGCATTATAGATCAGACTCAAAGATTTGTAGATATAGATAGATGCTTGTACTTCGCGGAAAGGTTATCTAACCAAAGACCAATAAAGACGGAAGGGAGATCAGTCAAAATAACGGCAATCTGCAAGCCAGTGCCAAGATAGGAAAAGACATGATCGCTGAAACCTTAGCAGGTATTGCCCTTTTTAAAAGTGCCGTCAGTGGAATTAAAAGCGCTATAGGCACAGCTAATGACATTGGTGAGATAGCTGGTTTCATAGACAATTTGTTTGAGGGCGAAAAACAGGTACAGCAAGAGAGAAGTAAAAAATCTGGCGTTGGTGGTGTAGGTGATCAATTTGGTGTAAAATCAGTAGCAACTGAGATTATCAATGCAAAGCTCGCACAAGAGCAAATGCGTGAGATAGCGTCAATGATCGATATGAGATTTGGCCACGGCACTTGGAAGGGCATAACGGAAGAAAGAGCAAAGAGAATAAGAGAAGCGAAAGAAGCTGAAATCGCTGCTCGCAAAGAGATGCTTAGAAAGGCTAAAGAGACGGAAGAAACTATAAAGATGGCTGTCGGCTTATTTGTTATTCTTGCAGTTATAATAGGATTCTTTTTGTTCTTGATGGTTTCGATAGCTAAAGCAATGGGAATTTAGGGAAGGTCATGCCGTTAAAGAAATCTCAGAAAAGCCTCAAAGCTTGGACAAAACAGAAGTGGACAACAAAGAGTGGCAAGCCCTCCACGCAAGGGTCAAAAGCAACCGGAGAACGTTATCTACCGGCATCAGCTATTAAAGCCCTCTCGTCTAAGGAATATGCGGCCACCACGGCCGCTAAAAGAAAAGGAACTAGAGCTGGTAAGCAGTTCGTCCAACAGCCTAAAAAAATACAGGCTAAGGTAAAAAAACATAGGAAGGTTAAGTAATGGCTGTTGTAACACCAGATCTGCCAGAAATATTTGAAGAGGCGTTTGAACGCGCTGGTCTGGAGTTGCGGTCTGGCTATGACTTAAAGACTGCTAGGCGCAGCCTTAACCTATTAACATTGGAGTGGCAAAACCGTGGACTTAATTTGTGGACTATCGATGCTGGCACACAAGCTCTCACAGCAGGCACAGCAAGCTATACAATGCCTTCGGACACTATTGACCTCATTGAGCATCAAGTGCGGCAAGGTACTGGGACAAATCAAATCGACACTAGTCTTGAGCGCATCAGCGTTTCTACATACGCTCAACAAACTAACAAAAACACTGAAGGACGCCCTACTCAAATCTTTGTCGAGCGCTTGGCGACTTCTACGCAAGTTACTCTGTGGCCTGTGCCGGATAGTAATAGCTATTCTCTCGCGTATTATCGACTTCGTGGAATCGATGGCCTTGCGTCTGGAGTAACAGGCACTGCTGACATGCCGCCAAGGTTTGTGCCTTGTTTGGCTGCTGGCCTTGCTTACTACATTGCAAGCAAGAAGCCTGAGTCAACTGGTCGTGTGCCAGCATTAAAGCAAGAGTATGAGTTTCAGTTTGAGTTGGCGGCAGGGGAAGACCGTGACAGCTCATCAATTAAGTTTGTGCCATATGATACATTCTATTTGGGCGGCTCCTAATGTCTTACGCAAAAGCTAAATACGCCTTTGGCTTCTGTGACAAAACCGGGTTTAGGTATCCCCTAAAAGATTTGGTTGATGAGTATAACAATGGGACAAGGACGGGGTTCCGCGTTGGCAGAGATGTTGTTGACCCGGATCACCCGCAAAACTTTTTAGGCAGGGTAAAGATCAACGATCCGCAGTCTCTGCAAAACCCAAGGCCAGACACATCGCATGATGGTTTGTTTGGTTTTAATCCTGTGGGCAACCCTGCCCAGTATTTAATAGGACAGGTTGGAACCGTCCTAGTGACAACAAACTAGAGGTGCGTTATGCCAGTTAAAATTAGAGAGCTAGATCCTAAAACAGGTAAGCCAAAAAACAAAATGCCTTTGCCAAAGCCAAAGCCTCGCCATGCCAATCCCAAGCATCCAATGAATACGGAGCGCACAGGGCCTTTGCGTAAAGCGGCTGGCGGGTCCATGAAGATTAAATCAGGAGACACACTGTCTCAAATTGCCAAGTCAAAAGGACTTACCCTAAAGGCGTTATTGGCTGCCAATCCAAATATTAAAAACGCTAACAAGATTCGTGTTGGACAAAGCATCAATATTCCGGGCGCGACTTCCGGCGCTGGCGCTAAGTCAAGCAATCCATATGCTGGCATGACAAAGACCCAGATGAACATGATGGATGTTAAGAATAAAGATACTCGCAAGCAGGAAGCGGTTACTCGCGGTATGCAGGCTCAAGGCAAAATGGGCGGTCAGCGAACCCCAACCAAGACTAGCAAAAACTCACAACTAGATGAGTTGCGCTCACGCATCAAACGTGCGGCAGCGGCAAAGAAAGCGGCTCCCAAATCATCTCCTAAAGCGGCACCCAAAAAATCAGCCCCAAGCATGAGCGGAATGCGGGATGATGATTACGCGGCAAGAAGTGGTGGCATGATGAATAAAAAAGTTATGGCTTATAGGAAGGGCGGCGTAATGCGTGGTACAGGTGCCGCTACTAAAGGCAAGGGCTTTTCTGGCTGCTATTAATAGGAAGAAGTTCAAATGAACTATTCACAACTTGTACAAGCCATTCAGGACTACACTGAAAATGATGAGGCAACCTTTGTCTCTCAGATACCAACGTTTGTCCAGCAGGCGGAGCAGCGTATTAATAGATCGGTAATGATACCGGATCTAAGGAAGAACGTTGCTGGTGTTTTAACAAGCGGCAATAGGTTCTTGGCAACGCCTTCTGATTTCTTGGCTGTGTTTTCACTTGCGGTTATTGATGCTACTAATGATTATCATTTCCTTTTGCATAAGGATTTGAACTTTATCAGAGAGGCTTATCCAGCTACAGCAACACAGGGTCTTCCTGTTCATTACAGCATATGGGATGACACATCATTTATCGTGGGGCCAACACCTGATATAGACTACAATGTGCAGCTTCACTATTACTACGACCCTCAGTCCATTGTCACAGCATCAACAAGCTGGATAGGTGACAATGCTGACACTGTTCTTTTATACGGCAGTTTGATTGAAGCTTACACTTTCATGAAGGGCGACCCTGATATTCTCACATTGTACACAACGCGCTATAATGAAGCATTGCAACAACTTGGACAGTTGGGCGATGGAAGAAATAAGCGCGATAACTACAGAGATGGAACGCCAAGGATTGAAATGTAATGTTTGAAGCCATAACAATGGATGTGCCGGAAAGCCCAATAGTAACTGTTGGGACTACAAGCAATAGGGGCATGTCCCCGGAAGAGGTTGCGCGTTTATGCGTTGACAAGCTGATGTCTGTGTCTGATACGGCACCGCCAGCTATTAAAGATCAGGCTCAAGCTTTTAAGTCTGATATGGAAAAGGTGGTAGCCTATTATATGCGGCAAGCTATCAAGAGCGACAGAACTACCATTTACAACAAACTGATGGATGCAAGTCATCCTGAACTTGCCGAAGCGATAAGGAGACTTTGACATGGCGATTACACAAGCAATGTGTACTTCCTTCAAAAAAGAACTGATGGAAGCCAAACACAATTTTTTAGCCTCTGGCGGCAATACATTTAAGTTAGCTCTGTATACTAGCAGCGCTACCCTAGACGCCACCACAACGGCTTATACGGTCACTAACGAGGCATCTGGCACAGGTTATACTGCTGGTGGTGCTGCGTTGACTAACATTGACCCAACAACATCAGGAACAACAGCGTTCACTGACTTTGCTGACCTCACATTTAGCACAGCAACAATCACTGCTCGCGGCGCATTAATTTATAATGACACCGCTGCTGGCGATCCGTCTGTAATCGTGTTGGACTTTGGCGCAGACAAAACATCAACCGCTGGCGACTTCACAATTTCGTTCCCAACTGCTGACGCATCTAACGCAATCATTCGTATTTCCTAATAGGTATTAGGCATGTCTAGCATTACCGGATGGGGTAGAGGCACTTGGGGTGAAGGCCCGTGGGGTGAAGCTGCCCCCGTAGTCGTAACTGGTGAATCTGCCACTGGTGCCGTAGGTAGCGTATCCGTATCTGGTGATGCTAACTTATCGGTTACTGGCGAGTCAGCCACAGGCGCTGTTGGGTCTGTAGTTGTATCCGCTGATGCTAATGTTCCAGTAACTGGTGAGCAGGCTGTATCTGGAATTGGATCAGTCACTGTCACTGGCATTGCCAATGTATTCGTTACTGGGGAAAGCGCCACTGGTAATGTCGGCTCTGTAACTGTAGCCGCTAATGCCAATGTTCCTGTTACTGGGTTATCAGCGACAGGTAATGTTGGGTCTGTAAACGTTACAGGAGATGCGAATGTATCTCTGACTGGCGTTTCTTCAACTGGCGCAGTTGGTGATGTTACAGTATCTGCCGATAGTAACGTAAGCGTTACTGGAGAGGTGGGTACATCTGCTGTTGGAGCTGTATCAGTAACGGCAGATTCAAATGTTTCAGTTACTGGTTTAGAGGCAACATCCTCTATTGGGTTTGTAACGGTTACTGGTGATGCAATTGTTTCCCCAACTGGGGAGTCTGCTACTGGCGCTGTAGGAACTGTAATAGTTAAGTTCGGCGTTATAGTTTTGCCGACAGGCGTTTCTGCCACTGGGGCCGTAGGCACAGTTTCAACATCTGCTGGTGCTGTTGTTAGCGTTACTGGCGTTTCTGCTACAGGCAATGTAGGCGTGGTATTGGTGTGGGGTGAGATTGTGCCAAACCAAAATCCATCGTATAATACAATCAATAGCAGCCAGTCTCCGGGGTGGTCAGATGTTAATAGCTCTCAATCTCCTACTTGGAACACAATAGCTGCATAGGAAAGAATTATGGCAAGTACATATACCACTAATATTGGAATTGAAAAACCAGCTACCGGAGATCAGTCGGGTACTTGGGGTGAAACTACCAATACAAACTTTGATATCATTGATCAAGGAACCAATGGTGTAGCTGTTGTTACATTGGCCTCTGCTGGCACTTCTGGCTCTCCTAACAGTTTACCTATTTCAAACGGCGCACTGTCTGATGGGCGCAATCGCTTTATTGAGTTTAATGACGGTGCGGATCTAGGCGCAACAGCTTATGTGCAGCTTGATCCAAACGATGCCGAAAAGA